TCATTGCTAAGTTTATGTTGAATTACTCTGCCCAACTTGGAAGATGTGCTAAACAATGGATGAAATGCCAACATTCTTCTAGTATCCTCATTGTCCGAAAAATCGTCCAAGATGACAATTTCATCATCGGTCTTTGAAATGGCCGAGTATAATTGCGATAGCAATCTTTCCAACTCGGCCACTTCGTTGTGACAAGTTACTAAATAACTTATATTCATGCAGCCGGTATTGCAGGAGTTACTTTCTTAAACTTTGGTAGTGTAATAGCAACCTTCTTTTCAAAAACCGGTAGGCTCTTGTCTAGAATGTCCATAAATACTTTGTTACCTTGCTCAAGTGTGAACTTTTCACTGTTTTGTTGACGAAGCTTTTCAGCATTTGGAATATATTTGATATAATTCTCAAATATATCTTCCAACTTTTGAGCAGCAACGCTGTAATTTGCATTAAACCACTGTGATTCTCTGATTAGCCAGTCGTTGCACGCACTTTGTGGAACATTGCCAAGTGTACCCGGTAGCAAGTTGCTGATTTCGGCTGGAAGGAAGTCAATATGTCCGCTCCAGTTGGTTGTGAGCAATGGTTTACCACTTAGAGTTGCTTCTAGTAATGGACGACCAAACCCCTCACCGTGGGTAAGACTGACGTGAGCCTTGACCTTTGGATGATTATATAAGCGATTCAACTCAACTGGCGTCAACTCGCCGTGAATTAGATATATGTTTGGTAGATTGCCAACCAAGTGCTGTCTAATGTCATTGATCTTCTTCAAGATTTCTGTTTTATCCATCTTGCTGAATGTTGCACCACTTGTCTTGAGTATAAGTGCTGGTGGATTCTTCTTATTCTTGAATACTTCACTAAACACTTTTACAAGCATTCCAACATCCTTGCGATCTGCACCAAGGTCGCCTTGAATCCAGTGACCAACAAACAGATAGCAGAAGTTCTCTGGAATTGCGTCCAATGATGCGTCGATTTCCGGTGATGCTTCACTTGTTTTTTTATAGATATTTGTGTCTACACCTTCAAATGCTACTTCAATTGGCTTTTTTAGCGTCACTTTTTCTTCTACACCATTTTCATGGCGTTTAGAGAATGAAGCTTTAACAAATACATCCTTGGAGAAGTTGGAAGGAACAATGTTCAAGTCCATGCGATTCAATCCTTCAATCCATTCTGCTTTTGGAATCGTGCTTTCAATACCAGCCGTTACACCGATGTTGAATTTTCCCATTGGTTTGAATTCATTGGGAATAGAAACTTGAACAAATAGTTCAGGTTGTGCGTTGATGTTTGTGGCGATTCTGCTCTTGATCTCTTTGACCATATAAGCATTTTCGTCATCAAGCATTGTGTTTGGGCAAACGCCCCAACGCATAGGGATAATTTTCACATCAAACTTTCCAGAATTGATTAGCGCCGTTGCTATTTGGAAACAATGATCGCCATAACCGGATCGAGATGCGATTGGTCCTTGTAAGACACAAACTGGTTTTATTTCATTACTCATTTTATATAACCTTTATTTTTGTTTAGGGAGATGTGCCTGGTGTGTTTTGAGCTTCTTGCTCGTCAATAATTGCTTCAATTTCGTTTTCTACGTCATTGATGCGATCTTTGAAATCAATATTAGCTAACTTCTTTTCCTTCTTGATTTCGGCGAGCTGTTTGGTTAGCTCGTATACTTTTGTCTTTGCTTCTTCTTTTGTTAGTGCTTTTGCCATAATATTTTTTAGTTGAATTTTTTCTTTGCTTCTTCGCGATCAATCTTTGGTAAGATGAATCCAAGTTTCTTTTCTGGCATCTTGTGCCCAACATATTCATCATGACGATGGATGTTGAAACGCTCACGACCAGTCCAGTCTTTCATCATATTGTCCAAGCCTTCGGCCATCTTTTCGCACATGCTCTCAGAACTTAGTTGACCCTCGTTCATGAGCCATTCGCGACCTTTTAAGCCACGAGCCTTGCGTTCTTCTCTACCAACTGCATACCAGTGCATCATAGCAACGGCGGCATCTTCCCACTTGGCATAATCTGCAAGGATGTATGGAGTGGGAATACTACCTTGTACCATTCTAGCACCGGCATATACCGGAGTTACCCACGTTCCATGATTCTTGTAGCGACCATCGGCGTTTGTTCCCCAGCCAAGATCAAACTCAACTGGCTTGCCATTTTCATCTGTAAATCCACATTGGTCTTGTAGACCGCCTGTGACAGATACAATGATTGGAGTACCGGAACTGATACTTTCGGCAGTTGCAATACCAAATCCTTCGTTGTCGGATAGATTGATAGTTACATCAGCGATATTATAATATTGATTCATGCGTTCGGGCATAATCTTGTCGCCGCTAAAAATAACATCATAGTCTGGACAGAATGCTTCTTTACATGCTGGTAAATCTGTGCCCGCTTCATCCAATGGAGCTGTATGCATGAGTAATACACACTTAGCTGCTTCTTCTTTGGTCAAGTTATCGCAGAAGTTGCGATATGCAAGCATGATTGAAGAAGTTTGCTTGCGACGAATATTACGGTTGTTATAATAAATAACATAGTTATAATCCTTCTTGAGCAATTGCTTTCTTAATACCGCCAAGTCTTTTAGTTCACCCTCGGTTGTAAGAGGTTTGAAAATCTTGGTGTTGATACCGTGCGGAACATAACTAACTTTGGTTGGTTTGTTTAAGTTTGAACCAAGAACACCTTCAACAATGTTCTTTGTTTGCTTACTGATTGCGCCGATCCAATCGCAACTTTCATAATATGCACGATTGTACATAGGATACGGCAAATTATCCCATATACTATAAAAACCAATTGGTAGTTTTTGGCGAAGTTCGCGTTCCATTTGATACAACCAAATCCAAAAGCGAGGATCGGTGAAATGAAGCAACGCATCAGGTTGTTCAAGCTTTATAACTTCATTTAGAATATCAGGACTGCCATAGCCATCTACAGGATATAAACGAACATATGCGTCACTTATACCAGCCATTTGATTTACAGCACCGTCAAGGTTAAGAACCTTGCCCTTTTCGGGATGTTGAACAGAACCTGCTATTTGTACCCAATTGTACTTTCCAGCAAGTCCAGTTACGAACTCTCTTGCCATTGTAGCAATACCAGAATGCATCCGAAGATCGTCGCAAAGTAGTATGATTTTCTTTCTATCTTTTTGAGGAATGTAACCATTTACCATATATAACCTTTAGTATGTTTTAAATTTGATTATTGTCAAATTATTTAAAATGCACTTCCACTAATTTGTAGTGTATTTTCTGCGTCAATCTTCTTTCTGAACTCTGGATCGTTGATATATAGATATACACAACGATTAACTAGTTTTTGTAGCGTCATGCCTCCACTAATTCCCGCTTCTTTGAAAGAAGTATATTTGTCTTTGAAAACATGTACTGACGTAAAGGATGTGTCGTGATTTGATTTTAGTCTCATAGTATTTAATGATTTGTCTATATACATATATATGAAAATTAATATTCCATATATATAAAAAACAAAACATCAATATAAGAACTAACAGCTTTCTTTTCCGTCACAATAAAGCTCACCCTTGCTATTCTTGAGAGTCTTGAAAATACAATATTTGCAATTCTTTTTTGCTTTGCCCGGATTCTTTAAGAACGTAGTCTCTTTATTATATTCACCAGCAGCATCAAATCCTTCATTGATAAACTGCAAGAAACTAGTTTCAACTTCTTTCATACTCATCTTACCATCCGGTGGAGATATGCGTTGAATGCGTTGTTGAGGAAATGCAACATCCTCGTATAGTTTGCGTTTAACAACAAAGAACTCAACTTCTATGTCAGACATAGGAATCTTGAACATTTGATTATAAAAGCGTTTATACAGCAACAGTTGGTCAATTTTGGTGCGGTCTGCCTTCTGATATTTATTCCACCCGTTGGTTGATGTCTTAAAATCTAAAATAAGTATCTTCTTGGTATCTTTATCTCTTAGTACAATATCCAAGAAGCCCTTATACATTATAGTACCTCCTCTTAATGGTATTTCCAAAGGAAGTTCAATACCTACAAGTTCATATTTCTTACTTGGAAAGTGCTTGGCACGAATAGAATGACCAAGAACGTGATCTAAAATAACTTTACCATCATTCTCAAACTCGGCAACTACGGATTTTGTAATCAAACCGAGGGCATCTAACTCTTCTTTAAGAAGATCAGTTCGTTGTTCATCTGTAAGAACTTGGTCTTTCATTTTTTCTTCAATGATTGCTATCTGTTCATCCGTGGCAATCTTCAAGTCTTTTAAGCCTTCTTCATATTCTTTCTTAAATAAACCAAGCGCATCGAACTCATCAGCGGATTTTGTATCAACTGTATATAATAGGCGAAGATATTCTTGTAACGCAGCATGAATAGCCGTACCAAAGGTGGTATGAATGCTGGCTTCATATGGCGCAAGCTTGTCTATATAAGACAGCTTCCATTCCATAGGACATTTTAGCCACTTACTATATTGACTGAAACTTACTGACTTTAATTTCTTTACCTCTTCTTTTACAGCAAGTACACCAACCGATTCAGTTGCAGGTGCTTCAACAGCTTTTTCAGTAGGTTCTTCAACAAAGAATTGTTCGTTTGACATATCCAACTACTATACACAAAGAAAATATGATGTCAAATTAAATACTGTTATATTTATTAACAAAGAAATAACATATAGATGAACAAACCACATTTCAGTCACGTTTTACAGAAAGCGGGAGTACTCAAGAACTTCACAGTTGCAAAAGTTGTAAAGAAGCAAGACATTGAAGATTTGAAGGCACTAATCAAAAGTGTAACATCAAGCGACAAAGAGTATAAACAAATGCTTGATGAGGAAATGGAAAAAATTTCGGACATGCACGACGAGAACAATCCTATACCCGGTATTATATACCCACCAGATCAATCAAAAAATAAAAAATTGATTGCTGCAATCGTCTCTAAGTTTTCTCAGGGTATAAAAAAACAAAAATTATCTACACGTGAAATGGCTTTTCTTATATCCGCAATTATAAATGAACTTGGATTGACTCAAGAAGACTTTATAAATTTAAAGAAAGAACTTGAGGATGCAAACCAAGATGACGAGGATGACGATGACGACGACGATTATAATGGCGTAAATTAACGCTTATTGATATACTTAATCATAAACTCATCAACATGCTCGGTTAGTTCAGGGTCGTGCAACAATTCAGTTGCAGATATTCTACCAACGTCACGCCATTCAACTTTGTGATGTGCCGCAGCTCTAACTTTTGGATCATTTAATGCCTCATGTTCGTTTGCAGGAGGAACAAACTGAGTATATGGTTCAGAGCCTATCCATTTACTGATATGGCATAGCAATCCATTCATTTCAGTCTTTAACCAATATAGTTCGTCTTTTTCATACGCATCATAACGAACATCGGTTACGATATAATAGTCATAGTTACTTTCTTGAATTTCTTTGTTTGCAAGTTCAATCCAGTATCTACCATTGGTGCGTTTGCGTTGAGCATCGCCGTACCATACAAGGAATGGGCGCATGATATTCTTTTCTTCTGTGACTTGTGTAAATGCCGATATACCTAAATTAGTTGTTAAAAATAACTCACATTGCTGCTTTAATGGGCCAGCCAAAGAAACTTTCTTCACAGACTTTCCAGCCTGTTGAAGCTTCATTTCAAGAATGGCAGCAAATGTATCTTTTCCTGCGCGGGCAACTCCACTTAGTCCCACAACTTTTTTATTGTTACTCATATGTTACGAGAATAGCAACTTGACCATTTTCGTCAAGTCTTTTCAAGCAAATCTTCTATCTGTTTTTCACTATAACCATACAGCGAAACAATGTTCAACAACTCGCTACTGGATAAGAGTTGTATATATTCTACTACATTCCGCTCACTGTCTTGATAATGACGCGACAATAAAGCAAGCAAGTCTTTGTTATACTTGTCTGCTTTGCTTTTGATATATGCGTCAAATCTACGGCCTTTTGGTACAACAGCGATGCATAGTTTATAAAACTGCTCGGATGTAAGCTTATCTTGGTATGCTTGCAACTCGTTAATTGTATCAACAAGCTCGGCTTGCATACTCAAGAATCTGCACACCATATAGTTACTCCATGTCTTTTTGTCAGCATCAGTCAGTGTGCTAAAATAGTTTGGGTTTTTACCCTCACGTACATGATTGATATGATCAAACAAACTTTTGGTTTTTGGCTTAGACTCTACGGAATCTTTAGACTTTGCTTTTTTCATTTTACCCAAATACGTTTGTCATATTGAACGAATGTACGCAAGCCAAATACATTATTTGCATTTGACCATTTACCGTCACTGTCTTTTTGACTCACGATTTTTGTGTATGCCGCATTCTCATTCATGCCGATTGGGTTGGACAAATAAAATTTATTTCCAACTTCCAATTTGCCAAATTCTGCCATGCGAGCGTTCTCTGTGTTAGTTTTCATTGTATGTATACTTTATCGCTGTTTATTTTAAGTTTTTTACAAAGAGAGTCAAGACTTTTCAACTCACTTCTCAGTTCCTGAGTTTCCCTTTGAGCGAATGCGATTCTGGAACGAAGTTCGTTCACTTTTTCCAAATTCTCCGTTATCTGTATCTTCCCCGCCTCGGCTACCAACCAATCCACGTTGGCGTTGTTCAATTCTATGTAATCTTGAATTATATTCTGCAAGTTTTGCATTTGTTTTACTTTGGTCGTTACTAGTTTTTTTCAAATTCTCAAATGCTACCTTTAACGTGTCGGTTATAGCATTGCCGGATTCTATAAACATTGCCTTTTGCTTTTTAAGCGATTCTTGAAAAGATTGTTGCGTTGGGCGAATCTTATAAATGTAAAAAATATACACTAGTGTTGCCGAAAATAACAAGTTGATTCCAAGTTCTAGGAAGATATTCATAATATAAAAAAGGATGCCCTATATTGTAGAGCATCCTTTCGTTTGTCAATATGATTTTATGCTACGCCTCTTACTTCGGTGACATTACTCATGAAGTATACCCAACTTGGGTGATGTGCAACCGTGATAGTAGAACTGCGAGGAATTGGCTTTGGAGACGATGGCTTACGAAGAAGCCTCAAACCTGCCTGTGAAGGAGTTTTGTCTGCCTTGGTCGAGTTGATTTCCTTGCAACTCCATACCATGTTTTCAAAGGTATTTTTACCACCTTGAGCACGAGGTATAACGTGGTCAACATTGCCCTCTCTGTTTGTAAGAACCTTGCCAGAATATTGACAGATGCCACCGTCACGCTTTCTAATAGCGTCTTTGGTTGGACGTTGAACGACCACTGGCATCTTGCTATAATTTGGCTGTATGATAACACGCGGAGCACGAATAGTCATGGTGCCGGTGCTAATAGTCAAATCATAGTCTCTGATTGGAAGGGTTTTCCAGACATCCCAGCCAACTGGGTTGGTGTATTCTGGAGAATTCCAATCAACTTTGCCATCCTCGTCGGTTGGAAATGTCATGTCAATAGCCATAGCGGGTGGGTTTTTACCACCATCTCCGCCAAGCATAGAGATGAAAGCCTCTTTGACGGTCTTGGTGTCCAAGACTTGCCAAGCGCCGTTCAAACATAGTACTGGTTGATTGATTACATTCATATTTTTTATCCTATACAAATAACTATGAACTCGTTTTTATAAAAAGTCAAGAACTAAATCACAACAACTCTAATTTGAAAGTATGGATCAAAATCAACTTCCATATCGCCGTCAAACAAAACGATAGTACGATTTGATTTATTGACTACAAGAGACACCATAAGTATCTTACCCGAAGCACTTAATACTCTATCTCCAATTACTAAACGCTTTGCGGCTTGTTCCTTGGTGTTTACTTCTTTAGTTTTAGTTTTTGTCATATTGTATAAATGTACAAAACAGAATAGGGCTTGAACTATATAAAGTCAAGCCCTATGTTTGTTACTTCAATACTTGGTATAGCAGTTTCTTATATTCATCCGCACCGATAGTCTTGCGGTCCAACATTTTGAATATAATCGCGCTTCTGCCTGTGCTGCCATATGCTTGTAATACTTCCTTTGCGGCAATATTGCGAGGAATGTTCATACGAGCAGACGCAAACTCAAACAATGCATTCATAATCCTGTGAACTTCTTTCATAGCATCACAGATACGCGAAGCATGTCCAGTTGCCATTGTAGCAATCTCAAAGTCAAACTTTATAGTTATATACTCAAAGAATTCTACATATCCAGTTGGTTCATGTGATAATGTGTGACGTGACATAAACCAATCAATATACACATCAATCACTTTGTCTACGCTAGAAATTTCACTTTTTGCACGATGTAAAAAAAGATATTGGGCGGCTTTTAATTTACGAATTTGTTGTTCGTTACCATAATATACACACAAGCCTTCTTGGTCTTTCAACACTTCAACTGCCGACTTCATTTCTTCAACAGAGTTGTAAGAGAAAGTGCGAGGACGTGGTAAATCCCAACTATTTGCATACAAGTCCAATACACTCTGCGGAGCAAGCGTATAATCTGCGTGGTTGATTACAGCAATCAACTTCATGTCTGGCTCATTGCCATAATTCAGTACAATTCTGTTGGTTGGACTCAACCACTCACATATAAACGATTGATCGTATGTGTCGGCTTGATTCAACATATCTGCAAACTTTGGATACTTTTGAAGCAAATAGTCTATCTCATGTCCATTTGCTTGCTTACGAGCATCAACAGTTCCGCGTGTACGAATAACAGTTTGACCTTTGTAGCGAGAAAAGATTAAAGTAGAACCGTCCAGCTTTTCCATTAACTTCGCACCAGTTAGGTTGGAAGGTGCTGGAAAAATGTCAGGCTTTTCGTCGTAATTGAAGAACTTTTTGAAACTCAACGATACAGGATTACCGTCCTTGTCCCATAAGGATGAACGGTAAATAAGATTTTCCTTTACCCAAATCGCTCCAAAATGAATTGGTTGTACCAAAAAGCACTCATGCTCACCAACAAAGTGTTGATGCACCATAAATGATTCAGGATCGATGGACTGTAGATCAATTTTCATGACTTTAATGTGGCATCTTTATATAGAATGTCAATAAAAAACCCCCAACTTTTTGTGTTGGGGGTTTTGAACTATAACCTTTTTAATTATTACTTAGCAAGAATCTTGCGAAGGGTAGCAACGGCACGACCATCGAGGCGAACCTTGTTGACTTCACCGGTGGCTGGATTAAAGCCAGTGACGTTTAGGTGAGTGCTCTCGCTCTTGACGCCCTTGGCAGGACGAGAGAAAGAAAGTTCATAAGAAGTATTACGAACGAGCGTGGAAACCTTGCGGCCATTTTTTGTTTTGTTTGTCTTTGTCATATTATTTTTATTAGTTTAGCTGTTAATTGATTTAACGAATATCAGTATGTATTTTTTATCCAAAATGTCAATAACTTTTTGCGAGAAATCTTATTTATAGCATATTATTTGTGTAATATATAAAGTAATCTCTTATCAAGGGGAAGTACAAACAGTGTCTAGGATGGAGAACTTCTCCACAAATTTAATAATAGATTGTTCTTTGAATTTAAATTCAAAATCAACATCCGTGGGACATTTGAACAATTCTTCGTGTATTTGATATACGCAATCGGAATGTGCTCTGTCAATTGGGGAATTTTTTCCATTACTAAAGTGAAATAGAGGTTTGTGATTACCCCAAGTTGTTCTTGCCAAATCACATGCTTGTTCCGGAGTTAAGTTACCGTAAGTATTTCCGCATCTATGGTGATGAGAGTCATATGTAATTGGCATGTTGATTCTCTTATACACATGCTCATATAACAATTTAGTATTCCAACTCTTTCCTTTGTCTTCGCACTCTAATACCAATCGTTGACGCACACTGTTGCTCATTAGATTATATGACTCAATGAATCTATCAGCAGCTTCACTAAAGTTACCATTATTATAACAATTCATATGAATGTTAATAGGTGCCTCTGGTGTTTTAGGCAAATCAAGCAAGTCCATTATATAGCCATGTTGCTCTAGGTCGCGAATAGCATTCTCACGAACTTTTGGGTTTGGACTGGCAGGAACAACAAACTGATCTGGATGCATACTGCAACGAACTTTGTTCTGTTTGATAGTATCTGCACAATCACGAAACTCTGCATAAATCTCAGCAGCATTGTAAAAATCATCTACGTTAAACTTTAAGTCTGGATGTGTCATCAACGGAAACACATTGCTACCGATGCGATAGTTCCAACCTTGTTTAGCACACTCTTTGACAATAGCGTGAATTGTTTTAATATTATTAAATGAACGGTCTGCTAATACTTTCATAGCAACTTGTTTGCCCAGTTTTTTATATTGAGCATATGTCATAACATTAAATTTGACGCCAGTTTTTTGTAAGCCAGTATGAATACAACAAAGCGACGGAACTACATTTTTTGGTAATATCATACAATCAATATACACATTTTATATAGTTTGTCAATAGGCAATAAAAAAGCGCCCTGTTTAAAGGGCGCTTTTTTTGTTAGAACTAACTTTTTATTAGAACTTTACAGCAACACCAGCCGAAACACCATTTACGGTATTTCCTGCGGTGAATAGACTGTCACGGCGTTGGTAAACACCGGCGTTTAGGGTAGCAACCTTGGTGTAGTAACCAAGACCAATACCAGCAACACAATATTGTTTAGCATCCTTGAAAGCAGCTATGGTAGCAGCTGTTGGATCGTTGAATCCGTAGCCAAGAACTGGCACAACCTTGAGGTGGTTGAAACCAAATGGTAGGCGAACGTTTGCTTCGATGTTGTTGGTGCGCGATGTTAGATCAGCGCGGCCTTTAACATCCCAAGTAGCGAAGGTCTTATAAACCGTACCGTCAAGAGCGACGAATGGTTCATTGGAACTTGCGACACTGGCTGCGCTCTTACTATAAGAACTGTATGCCGTGCCGAGCGACAAGTTCGCCATTGGTGAGGTGAACTTGTAGGCAAGTGTGGTATCAACCCGCTTGAACAAGCCGGAACTAGCCACGGTCTTGCCAATTGGATTGGATTGGATGGTGTTGTAGGTCTTGACGCCAGCAACAAAGCCATAAGCTTCAACTGTGGTAGCAGCAATAACAACGTCATCAAATGCTACAACGCCCTTGTTCAAGAACTTGGTGTAGTATGTTGCATCAGCTGTGATAGCGACTGGAGAAGCTGTTGATACTACAACTGGTGCAGTAGCATCGGCTTTAACAGTAGCAACGGCAAGTAATGCCGCAATCATAATTAGGATTTTTTTATTCATATTTATTTTGTTTAGTTTTCTTACTCTTTTGAGTAACTTGTATATAACTATGCATTAAATAGCGCATTCGTCAATATAAAAAAAGTGGTGGACGTGATGGGAGTTGAACCCATGTTTTTTATAACATACCTACAAACATATACAAAGCTTATCTCTTATAATCCGACAACATTTGGTAGAGCACCGTGTTGAAGTTGAGAGTTCTGTGTCTTGTCTTTATTACCGACTCTCTGCCTTATAAAGACCAGCAGATAATTAACGTTCTATTCCTAGTATCTGCGTAGTAGGATAGTACGGGCAACCTAATTAGGCTGCGACAAGTGCATTGCCACTCTTGTTCTTGCGAACAGATAGGAAAGACACTTTAGCTAGATTTCTCTTTGCGTTTATGTTTTGCAATCGGTATTATACAGTGAGATTACACACTGTGCTTGCGGCTTGTATTCATATTATAAAATCGAATCCAGTACACGCCCATTTTTAAAGAATTGAAACGTATAGGGACTGATGTTCGGGCAATCAGCACCGGAATTACATTCGGGTAATTCGTCCTATCTTCCGGACTTCGGTTATTTTAGACAAGTCATTGACTTGATACCTACTAAGTTGTCATGAAAAGAATGACCGCACATTTTATAATATTCGGCCTTTAGACTACCCTATACGTTTCAAAAATTGATATTCAAAGAACTGCACATATAAGTATCATATTGTTTAGGTATGTCAATGTTTTTTAGCGTATTTATTTTTGACCTATTTTTAAAAAAACAAGTTTTGCTTGACTTTTTATATACTTAGCCCATAGTGGTTGTATGGTTAATTTACTACACAAAAATCCTTGCAGTTGCTGCTCTGAATCTATTGAAGATGCTCGCGCCGAACTTGGTTTGCGAGTATGCTTGCGATGTGCTAAACGAGGTGTATCCCAAGCCAAATATATGGGTGCTATGGTTTTTGAGCACAAAACGGCTGGAAGTTTGCAAATCATGCAACCTGATGTATATGCCGACTTTAAGGCTAAAACAAGCCGCAAAGGTCAATCAAGTACGCTTCGCAATGTAATGGTGGGTGGAGGAAGATTGCAATGACAACGAAGGTAACA